ATTAACATCACCTGCTTCAATAAATGATGTAATATCAGCATCTCTTACAACATCGGTAATATCTGCATCATAAACCAGATCACTTGGCAACTGACCGCTTGTAACTGTTAGGTTTGAAATGGTAACGTCATTAGCGTTTAATGTGCCTGTGGTAATGTCATCAGCACTGATTGAGCCTGATACTAACAATGATCCATCAATAAACTCTGTAACTGCTGTCCATACTGAACCGTCATAGTTAAATGCGAATTCCTTGTTTACGATTACAAAGTCACCATTAATAGGATCACGTCCTACGGCTGTGTTAAATTCTGTATTAGTGGGTGCATCATTATCGCCTAATGTGAGGTAGAATGTACCAGCTACTTGTGGAACGTCATTAATAGTTATTGATCCGGTTGTCGCTGAACCTGCGAAAGTGTAATCAGCAACATTCCCGGAAGTATCAACCGGCGCAATCCAATAATATTTTATTGTGCTGTATTCGCCAATATCATGAATAAACGTGTCTGAGCGCGTCGCAGCGAAATGGCTTGTCGGCTCTGTGTTGGTATCGTTTACCTTTATCCGTACCAGGTCGAAATCTTCTTCAGTTGGGTTTTCCCATGATACAGTTATGCTTTGAAGGCCCGCGACAACACTTGTAGTTTGTGCATCAATAACACTTGGCGGAGTTGTATCTTTAATTACTGAACTTGCCGGAATTGTAACGCCCGAACTTCTTGTCCCGGCTCCATTAACTGCCCTAATAGTAAAACCATAGTCAATAGACGTATCGCTTACCATATAACGGAAACTTAAATTTTGCGTCTGTAGTGTTTCGGCTGCAAGTGTTTCAACTTCATCAATGGTTTTATTAACATCAATCAAATAATATTCGACTAATGCGTCGTCTGGCTCGTCCCACTCTAAATCATAAAAATAAGCGACTGTTCCATCATTCTGAACAACTGCTTGTCCTGTTCCTGATTGGTTTGTTACTGGCGCAGTAGTAAACGGATCTGGAAGTGTCGTTTCCGGATTATTTGGAATTTCACTTTGTTCAACCCACGGATAAATCGACGCATCATATTGCTGCAAAGTTAAATCAACTTCGCCGCTATCATCCAACACCATTCCCATGACACGGAATTCCTGGACTGCTGCACCTGTCCAACCTAATGAATCATGTTCAATTGTTACAATGTCACCAACGGCAATATTTAACGCTTCTGAAGTACATGTAACACTAACTGTTAATGATTGACGACGTGAAGCCAAACAAGCAATTCGGGCCAAGTCTTTGGCTCTGTAAGCATTTGTTACATTGTGAAGCGTGATTTCTTTCGATAATATTTGCTGATTATCTTCATTTAAGAATGCGGTTTCTTCTGTCGAACCGCTGTCCGGATAAGTTACCGTGTCCAATTCCCAACGTTTCGCAGGATTTGGGAATTTTGCTGTTACCTGGTTGAATTTATTTTCTTTTGAACTGCTTACAATTTTAATATCACTAAGGATATTATCTTCAGTTAATGTGAACGTGCTTGATTGGTCCTTGTCCACTAACAAGGAATATTTACCATTTGAATATGGCAAAATACCACGCATTGAAGCAATGATTTTTTTGACGTTATCGAAAACGGTTTCGCCAGTGTCTATGATTGCATTAAATTTAAATAATGGAATATCTGTCGCGCCACCATAAGGAGTGACCAACGAATCACAATCACTTGCCGCTTGGATAATGCTTGCGTCGTCTATGGCTGAAGCGGGCAATCCTTTTCCGTATCTTGGATTTGTTAGATAATCACGCAAACATAAGGCCGGATTATCTGACCATTCCGTTATTTGTGTCGCCGGGTTATAAACCTTTTTACCCTTAACAACTGCGCGAATTTCAGGAATGCTTGTGAAAACATCCTGGTCATATTTAAATCGCATTGCAAGATATGCAACGCCTTTTAATTGGTGCGCTGAAGTCCAACTTTCATCAGCATCGGCAAATAATGTCGTCGCTGCTTGGTTGTCGGTCCCTCTGTATTTATAAATGGTTGCTTTATTTGTGAATCTTGAATCAGTTGAAATAATGTCATTAATATAAATATCGCCAATCGAATCAACTTCACCCTCTGATAAAACTAATGCAATATATAAGTATTGATTCTTTTTTCCGCCACCAGTAGAAACAAAAACACGTGTTCCGCCAACTAATCTTTCGCCATAAATAACCGGGATTTTTTGGATGTTTGAACTTTTATTTATTAACTGGCCTTTATATTTATCCTCTAAATCAGTGTCAATTCCTAACACATACCCAAGGACGTCGCCAATTGCGCCGAATATGTTATCAACAAACTTCTTAATCGAATCAAATAATCCCATTATTTACGCCCCCATTTAATATCACGGATGCTGTTTGCTGCGTATTCCATACCTTTATCCCCTGGAAAAATAAACTGTTGTGAATTGTCATTAGTGAAACGGCCATTTGTCTTTTCAAAATCCGCCCAATGCGACGCAATAGAAACAATTACTCGTGAACTTTTATTATCTTCATCCACCTCAAACTGTGTCATCTGACCATCGAAAACGACAAACGGATCGCCAATAATCTGGCCATCTGAACCGATAACCGCTTGGCGAATAATCACCTTGCGATTGATCCAATTACCGGTCAAAAATAACGATATGAATGTTTGGTTTACGCCTGATAATTCCAAGTTGATTGAATTTACTCGAAGGTCGTGCGATTCTTTAGGGGATGCAATAGCCAATAATGACGACGATGAATTATAAACTTGTCCATCGTGTGTTATATCGTGACTGTAATCTGTAAGATATTGCGGTGTTTCAAATTGAAATTCAACAATATTACATATATTAAAGGCGTCTTTTTGCAATTCCGTTATCGTATCGGCGTGTAATCCTCTGCTCATTTTCGGCCCTTATAATGCTTCTATTAAGTCAACTTCAAAGTCGAATAAATCCTTTCCGTTAACATCAAATTCTTGAATGTCACTTGCCAATCTCATGGTAAAAGGGACATTATCATAAACTACAACCGTGTTATCTGGAACGGTTTCTTTTAATCCTGGTGTGATGTTTAAAATACCACTTCCAACCAGGTCTGACGTTACCATATAAACTTTCGTGTGATTGTTAAACTTAACGAAATCACCGGCCTTTATTGTACCACTAAACCCGTCAACCGTTAATTCTGTTTCGCCTAATTCACCTGATTCTGATAACAACATTGTTCCGGTAATACTTCCGCGTGAACTGCCGATTTCTGTTGGAACAACTGTGAATGTCCCCAACTGTCCACCCTGAGACACACAAAACGCGTACACGGGCATGAATGCGCTTTTGGTTAACGTTGTGTATTGTGCGGTAAACATCCACTGTTGTGAGCCTGTAGAACGCACCTGAGTTCTTCCGCTTTTTGTCTCGCTTGTTACATTGCGACTTTTTGATTGTAGGTTTATTGCTGCAAATGGTGGGTTGGTTGGATAACTCATGCGATACCTCTTGCGCCACGGTCATTCATTGCCTGGTTTACCAGGGAAACAATCAAACCACGTCTTGAATTCAATAATTCATCAAATCCACGCGTATCGTTTGCATTGATATTCAGTGAAACATTGACCGGCTGCGAATTTGTTTTTTGTTGTTTGGTGTGGTCGATGACGGTTTCATTTGGATGAACCATCGCCATATAACCGCCTTTACCATCTAAACCACCGGCACGCGCACCAACACCAGTGAAACCACCACCTTCGAATGATTGCGCTCTAATCTGGCCAACGTTCGCCATACCTGCTGCCACGGTGGCGGCTGCTGCAATATAGTTGAACGGCGGCGGATAACTTGCCAATGCTTTGGTTGCGCCTGTATAAGTGTTCATAATGGCTTCGCCAATCATAAACGCCTTATTTAGCATGAATGCTTTTTTGCTTTGTTGCGCTAGTCCTGCGGTCATTTTGGCACCTTGATTCAATGCAAATGTCGCTTTTTCCTGCGCTGTTTTCTTTTCAAATTCTGCTAATGAACGCGCTGCTTCAGTTTGTTTCTGATTTTCATCTTCAACGCCCTGTGTGCCTTCACCTGCTGTCTCTGCCAGAACTTTCCCTGGTGCTGTTTCCGCTACTGTCTCGGCTGTTTGTCTTGCCTTGGCTTGAAGGTCATCATACCACTTCATAATGCCTTCACTTGGCGGAGTTGATTCACCAAATTCAGTGATTAACCCGTTCAGTGTTTCAATGTCATTTTGTGCGCTGTCTGCCATGTCGGAAAATGCTTGCGCTGCACTTGTGGCGATTGGTTCCAAACCTAACTTTTTACCAACAAATGAATTCGCCATTTTATTATAAATGTCGATTAAGTATTGGAATACTGGTGCAATTGCGGATCCGAAATTAATCACCGCTAGTTGTATTTGCTTAGTTGCCAAGGACGCTTGAAGCATAACGCCGTATAAAGTATGGAAAATATCTCTTACTTTGGCGAAACCTTCAACCAAATATTGTGCTGCACGCTGTCCAATTGTGCCGAAATCTGCACTGTCCAACGCTGCTTGTCTGAATGAATCTGCTGCTTCCTGTATTAGCGGTGAAAAACTA